ATTTTCATCCAAGCTTTAACTCTTTTGCTATATTCATCTTTAGCTAAGTTAGCTCTTTCCAAACCATCTTGTTCACCAATACCTGTAACAAAATCAAAACCTGCTTTTTTAGTTAATACTCTTTCTTCTTGTTTGTACCAGTCTTGAACAACTACAGTATCAGATACTTTTTTCATCAAACCTTGATGTTGTATTTCTTCCATCTCAAGTGTTTGTTTTAAATTATTTAATTCTTCTACTGATTTACCATTTACAATTTTAGAACCATTAGTTCTTTTAAAACTAATTAGCTCATCAACTAAAGCTAATGCTGTATCGTAGTCTGCTGTTGGATCACCTTTAAGTGCTAGTCTTGCAATTTTGTTTTTATAAGCTTGTATAACTGCACCATTAAATTCTTCTTTATCTAAAAATCTACTTAAATTTGTTTTAACATCTAGCTCAGCTATTTTAGTTGTAACTTCATCAGTACCAACTACACTTTCTAAAGCTTCAATTAAATTATTTTTACCTTTAGTTTTTAATTTTAAACCATTTGATGATGCATAATTACCAGCCAACTGTTGATTAGTAGCTCTAATATAACCATCAAGACCTTTTAAGAAAAATGAAGATTGATCTTTGTTTGCGTCAATATATTGTGAATCAAATTCTGATGACCAAGCTGAATATAAACTACCATCTAAATCGTCATTTTCTACATTTTCTGCCCACCACTCATTATAAGCTAGTGCTTTTTTAGTTTTAAATTCTGCTCCAGCATTTTGTCCTTTAATATTATCATATACTGAAATCCAAAATTCTGATTGAGTAGCATCTAATTTTCCACTATCAACACCATCTTGATAAGATTTTAAGTTATCTAATCTTGCAGCTTTTTCAGCTTCTTGTGTAGTTTTTTCTGTAATTTTTTTACCTTTAGCTTTTGCAAATGTATCAAAACCTCTAGCAAACGTATTTAAACCATCTACTAAAGCTGTTGCTTCACTTTCTCTTGATACAGTTTGTGAACCTATAAAACCTGATTGATACCTAATAGCCATTATGTTTGCCCGTAATAACCGCTGTCATATTTACCTTTAGAATCAACTCCAGCTCCAGCGATTTTAAGAGCCATTGCAGTTTTGCTTGGCATTACAGGTGCTTTAAGTGATGCGTAAGATCTTTCCATAGCTCTATAAGCATCTGTATAACCAAATATTGTTTGTGTATTAATATCTTCTACTGCTGCTTTTTGATTTAAGAACTCCGGTTGATATTCGTAACCTATATCTCTTAATACAGCATTTATGTTTGCATTACCTTTTTCAAGTCCTGCTAAATAACCTTCACTTTGTTTCTTAATTAATTCTGTTTCTTTTGCTTCTTTTTGTATTGCAATTTCTTTTTGTTTTTGTTGTTGCTCTATATCTAGTTTACCTAAGTCTGATAAGTAAGCCATTTGAGATGACTTTCTAGCTTTCTCATTGTTGTCTCTCTGTATACGAGCTCTATCTTTAGCGTCGTCATACTCAGCTTTTGCTGATATAGTTTGAACTGCAAAATTTGTTACAGCCATTGCCATTGGATTACACATTAGTATTTTTTCTTTCTCTTTATATTAATATAAAATTTTTATTTTTAGTTCCTACTTTAACTTTTTTAACTGGTTTAAAACCACACAGTTGTAACCATTTTAAAGACAACCAATTTTTTTCATAAACATAATTATAAATTATTTCGTAGTCTTGTTGTAAAACATCTAGCCAATATTTACTTTCAATATAAAAACGTCTTGGAAACTTTTTAAGTTCTTCTGAACACAACAACCAAATAACTCCATAACCTTTATTTTGTAAACAATCACTAACACCAAACATTGCATAAACATAACCATCATCATCTACGATAGAATAATTTTTACCATTTTGTGTTTGAAATGCTGACATAAGTGCTGCTACTGGTGTAACATTATGTGAGTATTTAATTTCTAGTTTATCTAATTTTCTAATATTTTGTGCTAACACAAGTGCATCTTCTAATATAGCTTCACGAACAAATGGTACTGCGTTATGCACGTTGTGATCTTCTGTAATAAAATCCTTCCATTTCAGCTCCAACAATATTTGCTGGTAAATAAGAAGATGATTTTAATGTCACAGAGTGTTGTGTATTTTGTGCTTGTACAGGTATTCTAAATGTTCCTGTTGTAATAACTGGGTTACCAATAATAGAAGTAGAATTATCAATTATATATCCATTAAATGAATATGTTTTATCTGTTCTATTATCGTGTGAAACTGTAGCTTGAAAGAAACCAGTATTAACATAATCAAAACTCATAGTTCTAACTTGTAATCTTCCACTTGTTAAAGCAGTTAAACCACCTTGTTTGCCTGGTTCTCTTAAATATTGTGTTGATAGTGTATATAAAGTCTGAAAGTTAAATCCTAAATAAGCTGACGCAACATTACCTTTTACTGTAACAGTTGTACCAGATTGACTATTAATAGTTATATCTGCTCCATTAGTAGCATTTATACATTGTAAACCTGTATTAACTGTATAAGGCATTGTGAACGTTGTAAGTCCAGTTCCAGCATCATAACTTCCACTTAGTTTAACTCTTTGATCTAAATAGATATTTATACCTAAAGTGTCGTCTTCTAAATTTCTTAAATCAAGTTTATATAATTTACAATTTTGTCTTTCATTAGCTAATATATAAACATTAGATTCGTAAGTTATTGCACTAATAATTTGTACACCAGTAAAATCCCAATATGACCAAGCACTTTGTACTTTTTCATTTGCGTTCCAAAAATATTTATAAACATATAAACGGTTTGCATTTGTTGGTGCTACATTACTTGATGCAGTATAAGGTGCTAAATTACTATCAAGACCATCATCAACTAAAGCTAATATAGTATCTTCAATTGTATTTGATATTAACTTATGACAATTAGTTGGTATTAAAGTTGGTACACCTACTGTTATATCTGCAGCATCATTATTTGCAGTATCAGGTTCTACAAAGTATTCTTGTACTGCTGTACTTGCACCTTTAGCTTGAGTAAAGTAAATGTAATTACCTGCACCTACTGGTGTAACTTTTGGATCGTGTTGAAACCTAGTTGATAAAGTAATACCAGTTCCACTTGGTGAATATCCTGCTTCTGTAGCTTCTACTTTAAATTGAGCTCGATCTGAAAAACAAAGTAATTCTTCGTTATAAGGAATTACATGTTTTAAAATACTAACTTCATTTGAACTTGCAGCTAAATCAATTGGATCTGTATCTAATTGTGCTGCAACTGAAGTTGAAAAGAAATTGTAATAAGCGCCAGCTTCAGAAAATATTATATTTTCATCTGCTAATAAAATCATTCTATTTTTATAAAAAGAAATATTGTTAACTGTTTTACCTATAAAAGTTGGATCTGGGTTAGTATCTGCATCTCCACTTTTTCTATCTGTCCAAGTTAATGGTGCATAAGTAAATGTACCATTTGTTTCTCTAACTATTGCATGAGGCATTGTTGATGCATCAAGTGATGTTTTAGTTCCAGGACCAATAGTTTCTGACCAAACACCATTACCTGAAAATGATACATAGTATTCTGAATCTGTTTCACCTTGATCACCTGTAACTTTTATTATAGTTCCTAGTGGTGCATAATAAGGTAATTTAGTAAAATCATTTACTTCATCTCTAACTGTATACATAGCTGTATCACCAGCTCCATCAGCTGACGTAATTGTAAAGTTAGCATTATTATCTGTAGGTTTAATATGTAATACAGAGTCATATTGAGTAACTGTAAAATAACTTGATATTGGTGATGCATTTAATGCAGTTCCACCTGTAGTTCCTGGCGAACCTCCAGTATGAGTTCTTATTGCAGTTGCAATTTTAGCTGTATCTCTAAGTCCACCTTGAGTTGCTACATTATCTCCTGCAGGCATTTGAAATGAACTTGTAATTGGATTACCACTGTTCATACTTGGGTGACTTAAAGTAACACTATAAGTTCTACCGTAGTTTGCATTTTTAAATGAAACTAAAGCTTCGTTAACTTTTGCAGCTGTAGTTGCACTAGTCATTGCAGGTTTAATAGATTTATTTAAAATAAATGTATAATCACCAACACTAACAAATTTAAAATCTTCTTTGGGATTTGTGGACGCTAAATAGCTAGAGCCAGATGATATTGTAGAAGTCTGCTCAGTTCCACTAAGGTTAAATACTTTAATTCCACCATTATAAACAGTAAGCATATACTGATTATTTCCATCTCTTATAAATGGGTGAACTGCTGTATTTGTTGAGTACGCTTGATTTGAAGAAATATTAGCAATAAATTCTAAAGGTGGTCTTTTACTTAAACCTTTTACAATAGAACTTTGTGCATTTACTTGAGCTTCTGCTTGAGTAATATTCCTTTGTGTAGGATTTTGTTGCGATATTCCATTAACTAAGTTTGGAATAGAAGTTGATACTACTGTCATTAATAAAACCTTCGATGATTATTTCTAAATACGATACGATTTGCTACGTCTCCTTTTAGAATATTTTGTTTTTCATTAGCTGCATCTAATTGTTCACAAGTAGTAAGTGCTGCTAATTCGTCTTGCTCACTAAAGCCAGCTAATTCTTTTGATCCTAAATATCTTGCTTGAAATCTACGACCAGCAACAGTTACAACATATCTTCTTGCAAATTCTGGTAACTCTGTAAAAGGTAATAATATAATCATATCAACTTTAACAGCTGCTTCAAATATATCTGTATGTTTTTCTTTATTGTATAAAAATCCGTTTCTTATTATTACTTTTAAAGTTGAATCTCCAGGTCTTGTAGTTAACCATACACAGTTTGATGGTACTGGAATTTTACTGTTACTATCTATAGCTAAAGAATAACTTTCTTCTGTATTAAAATTCCAACCTTTACTTTGTACAGTTACAGAACTTTCATCTAATATTTGTTTTGCAATAGAAACATCTGATCCAATATTAGTTGTAATAGAAGATACTGGTGCTTCACCAATAATACTTAATATAGTATTAATAGCTTGTAATTCACTTGTGTTTGTTATTTGTGTAGCCATATAATTTTAAATTTTGTGATTGTTTGGAAGGCGAGTTGTCTGTGTTAACCTCGCCTCCCAATAAAAGAACGTAATAAAGAATTACGCTTCTTTAATACCTACTGCTGCTTCTGGTCTTAGAACGCCATGACCCATAGCGTACTTAGCAACCATTAACGTACCTTGTCTTCTGATGTCGTATTCCATCTCAGTTGCAAGATTCATAAGCTGAACCGTACCCGCTGCTGATGGGTGTGACACTAAACAAACGTAGTTAGATAAATCAACAGCTTGTGGGTTTGAACCACCTTGAGTTGCTGAACCTTGATCTACACCAGAGTTAACATTAGATGAAACGAAATGTGCAGTTGGAATTAATTCAATTCCAGCTACTCTCATAACTTTACCTTCTGCTACTCCACCGTTAGCTCCACCACTAAAGTCAATGTTAACTGCATTAGTTGCATTTGCTAATTTGTAGTATTCTTCAAGTCTAATAAACGCTTTTCTACCTTCTTTTGGAACGTAGTGAGAGTCTAAGTTTGAAGCTGCATCAAACAATGAATCGATCATTGCGTTTGCTGCTGTCGCTGCTGTTGCTGACGCAATACCAGTATTAGTTAATACTGTTCCTGCATCTCCACCAGTGATATTAGCTGCTGCTGCTGTCGCTTGACCAATAGTTTGTAAGACATGTTTATCTTTTTGGAAAGCTAAAGCTCTGCCGATTTCGGCACTGTACGAACTTCTAACGTCCCAATGGTTTTTAGCTTCTTCGATATTTGAAAGAAACGCGGAACTTACTAAAAGATCGTTAATTGTAATAACTTTCTCATTGTGGTTCACGTCTGATCCAACTATTTCAGCGCCAGGTGTGTGGTACCCCGCAGAAATTCTCCCCATAACCGGGAAGCTTGCGCTCTTACCGTTAGAGATAGATCTAACCATCTCTGCTCCTTGCGTTACACTAGATCTTTCGAAAGCTGTTAAAACCTCTCCCGAAAACACCTTAAGAAATAACGCATCTTCTGATCCACTAGCATTTACTCTTGCGATACTAGCAGGTGTTGCATTTGCCATAATATACTCCTATTTGTTATTATGATTGTTATTAATTAAAGAGAAACATTTTCTGTTTTATTTTCAGGGTTGTCGTCCGCAGACGGCCAAGTTTTATTATCTTGTTATGTTTACTCAGTTGCCACCTAATAAGGTTGCACAACTATTTTTAGCATTTCCACTTACTTAAAGCTAAAGCTTTTCTAGTAGGCTTACCATTTTTTTTCATTGGTCCTTTAACTCCACTCATACGAGCGCAGAAACTTTTTTTTCTTCCTGCAGCTTTTGAACCTGCTTTAGGTTTACCTGTTACAGGTGCTTTAAGTTTATGTCCTTTAGAATTAAAGTGTTTTCTTCCGGCAGCATTTAAGCCGCCAGAAGGACTTTGATATTTTTTAGCTACCACTTATGCTTTTTTCTTTTTAGGAAAACCAGCTTTCATGTTTTTATACGCTTTTGCTGATATTGTACTTTTCTTTTTTGAACGAGAAGTACCAGCTCGTTTTCTTTTATTGATGTTAGCGTAGAGTCCTTGTCTTGCCATTACTTCCTCTTAGCTTTTTTAATTTTATTTTTTAAAGATGCTGGTAAAGTTTTTTGTTTCTTTGTTAACATCTTCTTACCTTTGCTTTTTTATTTTTACATATCTTATCCTATAGGTTACTGTTACTTAGTTTACTTTGCACTTCTGCTTGATAAGCAGGGTCTTTAGTATATCTTGGATCAGCCATAGCTTCTGTAACTTGAGCCCAAGACTCAAAGCCATTAGAAGTTATTGATGCTTTACCTTGTACTAAATTTGGTTCTTTACCTGCGTCCATACGAGCTTTTAAACCAGATACAGCTAATTTAACTGATGCAACATCTCTACTATTAACTGTATTGTTGTATGCAGATATTTCTTCTGTACTTAAGTTTTCTTTAGCCCATACCATCATGTCTTTATATTGGTCATTACCACCAACAGCACTTTTAATATCTGTTTCAATATTTTGTGCTAAAGCACTTTGACCATCAATATACGCATCTATAATATTTTTATCAATTCCAACTGATGTTAATTTATCAATACTATCTTTTGATAACTCGCCATTAGTATCATATTCACTTTGAAGAGCTGTCATATCTAAACCAGCCTGAGCTACAGCTTCTTCTGCTTTAGCTTCAATTTCTAAACCTTTATCTTCAGTTTTAGGTTGACTAATTTTCTTTTCTAACTCTTGATATGATTTAATTAAATCTTCTTGTGTATCAAATTTACCTAATATTTTTTCTTTAGGTTGTTCTTCAACTGTTTCAGTAGTTGTTTCAGCAGGTGCTTCAACTGTTGGTTCTACTGGTTCTGGTGTTTCCACCTGTACTTTTTCTACCATTAATTTCCTCCAGGTATTTGTTGTACAGCTTGTGATATTTGTTCAGGACTTACGGAACCATCTCTAACTCCCTCAACAGCACCTTGAATTGCAGGACCCATACCCTGATCGATAGCAGCTTGACCTGCTTGATCAGCTTGAGCTTGTTGCTGTTCTTGAGCTATTTGTTCTTCGTCCTTAATTAATCCCTCAGTATCGATACCGTGTGAAGTAGCAATTCTGTTTATTAAATCATTAATATTAATTAATTCAGCAGCTTGTGGATTAACACTTGCTAACGCAGTCATGTCTTGCACAAACTCTCTTAATTTTTGTAAGTCATTACCTCTACCTAAAGCTTCTACACCAGTTATAATTGTTGGTTGTATACTTCCTTTTGGTAATTTAGGGATCATCTGTTTTGCAGATAATCTTTTCATTAATAAATTAACTAAAGGTAATTGTAATTCTTGTGACAACAACGAATAGATACCACCTAAAGCTGACTCTAATTCATTTGCTAGTTTTCTAATTTCTTCAGCAGTTACTCGTTCAGCATCTCTTGTTACTGCACTTTGTAATAAGAAATCATAAGAAAGTCTTTCTGCTATTGTATTAATACTTCTTTCAACTATTTGTAAATCATATTGTTTCTCAGTTTGTAAAACTGAAACATCATCTTTAACACCAGTAATAATATCACCGTTGCTTGATTCAACTAAATCTCTTTTTTTAGTTAGTGCATTTGGTCTAACCATAAACACTACTTTTGAAGATGCTGCTGCAGATTCTAATAAAGCTTTAGATAAACCCTCAATCGACTTCAAGTCGCCAAGAAATTCCTCACAGTAAGATCTCCCATAGTCCTCAGTGTCGACTCTAATCATACGAAGTGGTATGTACGGTAAATCATCTTCTTTATAAGTTCCGTAACTTCCAGGTATTTCTACTTTATTACACTCTTGATAACCTGAGTATTTTCCATCTTCTTGTTTTTTAATACAAGTGTATAAATCTATTTCTTCATCTGCATCTGTAACCTGACAAGCAGCTCTTACTTCAGCTGATAAACTTAATGGAGATACACTTTCTTTAATAACTATTTCTAAAAGACTACCTTGACTATCTCTTTTAATACAATACTGACTTAAAGGATAAATTTTCATTTGTCCCTCTTTTGGAAAATGCACTAAAACATTACCAGTAATAATTAAATGTTTTAATGCACTAAACACAGGTACTCTTAAAGCACTCTGTTCAATAGCATTCATTACTTCTCTTTCAATTTTAGCTAAAGATTTTTCTACACTAGTTTTTAATTTTGGATCCTGTTCTAATTCTTCTCTAACTTTACCTGATAAACTTAATCTAAAAAATGGTGCGTTAGGTGGAAGTAATAATAACAACAATTTTGATGCTAGATTGTTAACACCTCTAGAACCTACTGATTGATATGGTGTATATAAATCATCACTACTACCAAATCCCTCGTGTGGGAGTATAGCTGGTAAAGTTAACTCAGCACACTCTCGTCCTCTATCTAAAAACTCGTCTCTTTTGATAGATAACTTTTCGTATAATTTACTTAAATTGTTATCTTTTTGTAACATGTAATTTAATTAATTAAGATGGTATATTTAAACCAGATTCACCTGGCGCCATTACATCAGATCTTAAAGACTTCTTACCAAGTTTTTTAGCTTTCTTTTTCTTAGCATTTTCTTGGCCTTCTGACTCAATAGCTAGGTCCAATTCAGGTACATTTGTATCTGCTACTGGTGTAGGAACCGGAGCCGGAGCTGGTGGTGGTGGTGCTGGCTGTCTTGGTCTTCTAGGTGCACACATAATTTATTTCCTTTTTAGTATATTGTCTGTTTGTTTTGATTTTAAAAAATCTATAACCGATCGTTGACCACTTTTAAAAAATATCATTCGTTCACTTTCTTTTAGATCTGCACATTGATCTGGAAATAATTTGTCTAATTCTTTAATTAAATCGTCTGTTAGAAGTGGTAAAGTAAAGTCTTCGTTTTTAGCCATAAATTGTTTATTTTTATCTAAACATGCTACTATTTGCTGTTATTTTTATCTTTTTCATTTTGTATTAAATAATCTAAATAGTTTTTAGCTTTTAATAAATCCTCTAAACCATTTTTAGAACGCCAACGAGAAACATATTTGACAACATTACCCTCATTATAATCAAGTTTGTTAGCTGTTATGTAATCTCTAGGTTGGATTTTAAGTTTATTATAATGTTTAGGATCTGTTGCATCAGGCATTTGGTCTCCACATTCTTATCTTTTTAGATTTAAAATTGTAATCACCATGCTGTAATATGTAAGCTAATCTAGCTTGTAACAGTGCATCTTCTTTAGTTAGTTTTGCTTTTGCAAAAGCTGCTTCAATAGCTGACCATAAATCTTTAGTGTTAAGTATTGCTGCTGCTTTTACTGGACCAATTCCTGGAACTCCTGGAAAATTATCTACATTATCACCACATAATGTTTGTAGTGCGTGATTATACTTAGCTTTCTTTTTAGTTATTTTTTCTACAGTTTCTAAGTCTACCGATATATTTCCTGGTATTGTTTTTAAATCTTTATCTATAGATACAATTATTTTATTACCTTTAATATCTGGATCAGTAGCAAATATACCCATTAAATCATCTGCTTCTAATCTTGGTTCACTTATAGCTTCGTATTCTTCAAACAAGTGTCTTCTTATTTCAGGTAAACAAGTTGGTTTTCTTTTATTAGTTCTGTTTAATTTATAAGCCGGATATATTTGTTTTCTAAAATTATTAGTATCAGATAAAAATATATATACTTTTTTAGCACTAAAATTATCTGTTACATTTTTTAAATAATCTTTTACTTTGTCTTTACATTCTTTAAAATCTGTGTGCAACGTCCAAAAGTCATTACCCCAGTTTATAGCTTTTTCACTATTACTAGCTATTGTATAAGCTAGTATGTCACCATCTATTAATAATACATTTTTCATATTTTTGTTTTGTTGATTGTTGATATATAATCTGCAAGTGTGTATAATTCTTTTGCTGTTGCATCTCGTTTAAGACTATTTGCTCGTGCTGAAATCCATTGAACGTTACCTTT